TGGATACCTATGTTTCTGAGTTAAAAAGCCCAGTACAGAAACAGCAGTTTATCAATCAGGTCAAGAACAAGTTCCGTGACTACGATGTGGATCGCGTGCAAGAAGCGCTTGTTGATTTTGGCGACAAGGACAAACTGCAGCCTGATCAAATCAAAGAAGCTCTTAACAAACTTTATTCACCATCTGGCCTGCGAGTGGAAGAGCGCGCTCTTGGTTCAGGGGGTTTATGGGATACAGCAGATAACGTCTATGCCCAGCCCATGGGCTCGGTGAATTTGTATATCAATCAGCCTCCTGAAATAGCTTCTAGAGCCAAGCAAGTTAATGAATTAGAAACTGGGCTTAATTCTCTCTACAACGGCACATTAGATCCAAAACAAATACCGGAATTGAAAAAAGTGGTGGATACCCATGAGTTGGTATCAACCCTACCAAGTGCTAAGGCGGTATCAGAGGCGCTTACGCATGTAGAAAAATCTTACACAAGCATAGCGAATGCTAAAAAGGAACTTAGGGATATTTCTAATGGATACATATATCCAGTCTTGTATACAGAAAATGGCGCAGCTCCCTTTTGGGATTTGGCAAGAGCACATGAAATGGAAGTCTTGAAGGCAAGAGGGGTCCCAATGAACCCCACAAATCCTGCTTATGACTTCACTGTTGCTAGGGGAAAACTACCTTTGATGGAACGCAATGAGCTAGAGCGTCAAGGAAGAATTGCAGCTACCAAAGAAGTAATTAGACGAGCAAATGAGCGTGCAGTCAAACTAGGTTCAGCCCCTGTAGACACTAGGTATCTTGACTTTAGTATGGTGGACAAACCATATGACATTATTAGAGAAAGCCCAGCACTAAAGCATGAAGTTGAATCTACGCTTGAACCTATTGAGCTACAAGTCAACGAAGGACTGAAGCGCATCAAGCGGTATTTAGAAAAGAATTCCCAGTTTGGAGAAGAGTTGGCTCCGCACAGGCTATATGAAGGCCAGCATCCAACAGTAACCCCCGGTGGATATCCAGTTGGTTTCTCTCGTTTTACAGAACATGAGGTAACTGTTCCGGGATACGGAACACTGCAGGGTCGCCACATTCACGACTTCCAGTCTGACTTGGCGCAAGACGTCCGCAGAGCAGGACCTAAAGGGGGAAACCTTAAAAAGGACCAAGCAGAATACGATAAGTTGACTGCGGAACAAGCGGCAGGAATGGTGGAACCACCAGAAAACATGCCTGATGCAGAAAAGCTAAAGCTTGCATTAGAAATGGCAAAACGGGATAAACGCATTAGTGAATTGGGTTACCGCATTCGTTCTTCAAAAACCAGTTACTCTTTGGAGCAACCATTTGCTGGGTTTGAGACACGGCCAGCGGTTGAGCAGCAGTTGATGATGAAGACTGCCATTCAGGCAGCAATGCGCGCAGGCAAAAACTTTGTTACATTCCCCGGTGGCGAATCTATGCAACCTAGGTTATATGAAAAAATACCAAACAATTTAAGGCAGGTTGTAAAAGACATGGGTGCCGAAGGGATGCAAATTCAATTAATTAATCTTCCGCCCACAACACGTGAAATTAAAAACGCCAAAGGGGAAATAACACATCCGCTGGGCCAACCTGTTACGGCGGTTGGACTAGTTTGGAGCCCAGAAGCCGCACAGCGTATCATTCAAGGGGGCGTAGCATTCGCCAAAGGCGGTTCTGTAGAGAAATCGAACACCGATTACAGAGCGTACATTTAAGGAACACACATGGCTATTGAACGAAACAACGACCTGCCTGCGGGCGAACTGAGCGTAGAACTAGAAACAGACGCTCCGATGCCTGATATCGAGATAGAAATCGATGATGAAGGCGGTGCAACCGTTGAAATTGGCGAAAAAGAAGACGGCAAAGTCCCGTTTGATAGCAATCTTGCCGAAGTTATTGACCCTTCTGTCCTGCAAAACATGTCAAGCGACCTCATGTCGCTGTTTGATGCAGACAAATCGTCAAGAAAAGAGTGGGAAGAGCAGTATGGCAAGGGCTTGAAGCTCTTGGGCTTTACTTTTGAGGAGCGCACCAAGCCATTTAAGGGCGCTTGCGGCGTGTCTCACCCACTTTTGACCGAATCTATCGTTCAATTCCAGTCCACAGCACTCAAGGAATTGATGCCGGCCGAAGGACCAGTGCGCACACAGGTCTTGGGCAAGGAAACACGCGAAAAATTAGCGCAAGCAGAGCGCGTTCGCAACTTTATGAACTACCAAATCACTACGGTGATGGAAGAGTACACCCCTGAGTTTGACCAGATGTTGTTTTATGTCGGTTACGGCGGCTCTGCATTCAAGAAAATCTATTACGACGAGAACAAAGGCCGCATGGTCAGCCAATTAGTGCTGCCCGACGATCTCTATATTCCGTATAACGGATCATCTGTGATGAGTGAGTGCTCTCGTATCACTCACCGCGTCTACATGTCCACCAACGACTACCAAAAAGCAGTTGTGCGTGGTCAATATCTCGATACAGCTATGCCAACCACCTCTGGTGAGGCGGGACAAAGCATTATCAAGAAGGAAGTAGACCGCACAGTGGGTGTTCAGCCCAATTCAACAGAAGAAGAGATGACTTTGTTGGAGTTCCAAGTCGATTTGGACTTGGCAGGCTTTGAGCACAAGGACGAAAAGGGCAAAGAGACAGGAATTGCTCTGCCATACATCGTTACAGTGGACGAGACCACTAATGCTGTTGTCGGTGTGCGCCGTAACTGGGCAGAAGGCGACGAGTTGTATCGTCGCAAGCAGTATTACATCCATTATTTACTTGTTCAAGGTCCCGGTGCCTATGGTTTAGGCTTCTTGCACCTTGTTGGTGGCCTAACAAAGACATCTACCTCTGCTTTGCAGCAGTTGATTGACTCTGGCACGCTGTCTAACTTGCCTGCAGGCTTCAAAGCCAAGGGCGCACGTATCATGAACGATGACGTGCCACTCTCACCCGGTGAATGGCGCGATATTGACGTGGGCGGAGCGGACCTACAAGCCTCTATCTTGCCTTTGCCATACAAAGAGCCAAGCCAGACGCTTTTTGCGCTTATGGGGGCCTGTGTGGACTCCGGCAGACGCTTGGCCAGCATCACAGACATGCAAGTGGGCGACAGCAACCAAAATGCCGCCGTTGGAACGACTATCGCATTGCTCGAGAAGGGCAGCGCGGTCATGTCTTCTATCCACAAGCGCATGCACTACAGCCAGAAGCTGGAATTCCAACTTTTGGCCAAAGGTTTTGGCGAGTTCTTGCCTGACCAGTACCCTTATGACGTTCCCGGCGAAAGCCGTCTGATTAAAAAGAAGGACTTTGACAAACGCGTCGATGTTCTGCCTGTTTCTGACCCCAACATCTTCTCTGTGGCCCAGCGCATCACCATGGCGCAAACACAGTTGCAGTTGGCGCAGTCTGCTCCCCAAATGCACAACATGTATGAGGCCTATCGCCGCATGTATGAAGCGATTGGTGTGCGCGACATCGATGATTTGCTCAACAGCACCAACGTGGACAAACCAAAAGACCCTGCAAGCGAAAACGCACAGGTTCTGGACGGCGTGGCGCTCAAAGCCTTTGCTGGCCAACAGCACGACGCACACATCATGGCTCACTTGATGATGGGCATGTCGCCTCTGGTTCAATCTATGCCAAACGTCGCTGTCAACTTGCAAAAGCACGTCTTTGAGCACATCAAACTCAAAGCGGAAGAGGATGTGGAAGCCGAGTTGTTCAAACAGTACGGCACGGACCCAGATCGCATGATTTCTGCCTTACAGCGCGAAGCTATGGTTGCAGTGAAGACTGCCCAGTACTTCCAAGAAGTCAAGCAACAGCAAAACGAAATGATGGGCAACCAAGAGGACCCATTAGTCGGTTTGAAGAAGCAAGAGCTACAACAAAACGCCCAGCGCGATCAGCAACGCAATCAAATCGATACTGCCAAGCTGCAACTCGACCAACAGCAAGAAGCTGCAGACCAGCAAGAGGCTTCTGCCAGACTGCAATTGGATTATCAAAAGCTTGAAGCTCAACACGGTACAGAACACAAGAAAATGAATCAACAAGGAGCGCAACATGCATCGCAAATCGCCCAAAACGCAATCCAACATGCCAGTCAGGTCGAACAACAAAATGCTGACCGGGCAACCCAAGCGCAGCAAAGCGCCCAGCCTACAGCCTGACGTTAAGTACGTTTATAGAAAAGATGCGTTCAAAAAAGTAAAAATTTCGTAAAATTAGTGCATAATGCACGCATTGCCTACAGACAGGGCCCCATCTGTCTGCTTCATTGGAGTAATCCATGCTTGAGTTTGTTGAAAATTTGCACAAAGCTATTCGCGTGTTAGAACGCGATACGCAGGACATTGTTACTGCTGGAAAAGTGCGAGATATGGAGCAGTATAAGTTTTTGATGGGCCGTCTTGAGGGCTACAGATTTGTGAAAGAAGCCGTAAATGGTTTGTTGAGCAAAAACCCTGACCTACAAGAGGAACTTAGATGACTGAAATGACTGCACTAGAAGAGAAATGGGCGATTGAGGAAGCCGACAAGGCTGCCGCAGCCGCATCACAAGCCGCAGCAGATGCCATTGCTGTAGCAGAAGCTCGTAAGGATCACGATGAGCAAGTCTCGAACATTCGAGAACACTTGCCCCAAGCCACAGGCTGGCGCGTGATTGTCCTACCGTACCGAGGTGCCCGAAAGACCAAAGGCGGTATTGAATTAGCCGATCAGACCCTAGAACGCCAACTACTGACCACTACGTGCGCGTATGTGTTATCCGTTGGCCCGCTTGCCTATAAGGATGAAGCGAAGTTCCCCACCGGTGCGTGGTGTAAAGAGGGTGATTGGATTATCTTTGGTCGTTACGCGGGTGCGCGGATGGCCATCGACGGCGGTGAGATTCGCATCCTAAACGATGACGAAATCTTAGCGACGATCAAGGACCCAGAAGATATTCTGCACATATGAGGTAAGCAATGGCAACACTAATGAACGATGACCAGTTGGAATTTGATTTAGGGGCCGATGAAAAGGCCACTGATGTTTCTGTCCAAAATGAGATTGACGACAAAGAAGGGCAACAGCCCCAAGTCGAAACCCAAGAACAGCCAGAACAGGCCAGTAGGTCTGAGCTTGAGTCTGTTAATGATGCGGTACAAAAGCGCATCTCTAAACTCACCGCTCGCATGCGCGAAGCCGAACGCCGTGAACAAGCGGCTTTGGAATACGCAAAAGGCTTGCAAAACCAAACCCAAACACTGCAACAAAAGCTTGTACAGACCGACTTCAGTCGCCTAAACGAAGCCAAAGCACGTTTGGACTCTCAGCAAACTTCTCTACGCCAGATTATTAAGAAGGCGCGTGAGGAGAATGACATTGATACTGAGACAGAGGCACAAGAGCGCTTATCTGCCTTAATTCATGAGCAACGTCAGGTCGCTGGATGGTTGCAAGACCAACCCCAGAACAATCAGCAGCAAGTTCAACAACAGTATGCTCCTGAGCCTCCACAGTATCAGCCTCCACAACAGCAGCAGGCCCCTCAACCGCAACAACCTAGGCCTAGTCCTAAAGCGGAAGATTGGGCTTCTCGCAATTCGTGGTATGGTAACAACCGTATGTTGACTTACGGAGCTTGGGGCATACACCAGACACTTATTGAAGAAGAAGGTATTGAACCAGACTCAGATGAGTACTATACTCAGCTAGACCAAAGGCTTCGGGATGAATTTCCAAAGCACTTTGTTGACCAACCCAGACAACAGCGTTCCGCGCCTGCTGTTGCCCCTGCAACCCGTAGTTCGGGAATAAATAGTGCGCGCAGAACTGTCCGGTTATCGCCGAGTCAGGTTGCTATTGCAAAAAAACTGGGCGTTCCTCTTGAGGAATATGCCAAGTACGTAAAGGAGTAAAACATGAGCAAAGAACTTACTATCGATCGCGCAGCACGCAGCACGACCAGTCGTGCTAAGGATGAACGACGCAAGCCATGGGCACCCCCTTCACGTCTTGACGCGCCTCCTGCCCCCGAAGGGTTTGAGCACCGTTGGATTCGTGCAGAAGTCAACGGCCACTCAGACAAACAAAACGTCTACTCTAAGTTGCGCGAAGGTTATGAACTCGTTCGCTTAGAGGAAGTATCTGAAGAATATCAGGACATGCTTCCTACAGTAGAGGAAGGAAAGCACGCTGGTGTAATTTCTGTTGGCGGTCTCTTGCTTGCAAGAATCCCCAAAGAAACCATAAAAGAGCGTGCTGAATACTTCCGTAAGAAGGCTCAGGATCAGTTGTCGGCAGTAGATAACGAGTTAATGCGTGAAAACGCACACTCTTCGATGCGAATCCAATCTCCAGAGAGATCTTCGCGCACAACATTCCGTCAACCGCAAGGTTGATAACCACAACTTGTAGGAGCTACAAATGGCAAACGTAAATAAGCCTTTTGGTCTGCGTCCTGTTGGTAACTTGTCAGCCACTGGTGCTCAAAAGCAGTATGGCTACTCGATTGCTAACGGTCAGGCCGGAGCCATCTATCAGGGCGACTTAGTCGTCGTGTATGACGGCTTCATCATCAAGTATGTTGCAGCCACCCACGCCGCGCCAACTGGCGTGTTTAACGGTGTGCAATACAACGATCCAACCCGCGCAAATAAGCCAACTTGGAAGAATTACTACCCCGGTAGCATTACGACTGAGAATGGCATTATCATTTGTGAAGTGTTGGATGACCCAAGTCAATTGTTCTTGGTGCAAGCGGGCGGCTCTGTCGTTGCAGCTAACATCGGTAAGAACGCTGACCCAACTGCTTCCACAACTGGTAGCACAACCTCTGGTGTATCGAACGGGTCTTTAGACTCTGCTTCTATCGCCAAAGACGCCGCATTGACATTCAAGATTGTCGGTATCGACACATCTCCTGAAAATGCATTTGGCACCTACGCAGTCGTAGTTGTAAAACTTAATCAACACCAGTACGGTAGCGTCGGTGTTGCATCTGACGGAGCATAATCATGGCTATTACACGTTCACAACTAGTTAAAGAATTGGAACCCGGCCTGAACGCTCTGTTCGGTTTGGAGTACAAGCGCTACGAAAACGAGCACGAAGAAATCTTCTCTGTTGAGACTTCTGACCGTGCATTCGAAGAAGAAGTTATGTTGACAGGCTTCGGCTCTGCTCCAGTGAAAACTGAGGGTGCCGGCTTGCAATATGACAACGCTATCGAATCATTTACTGCTCGTTACACACACGAAACCATCGCTATGGCGTTCGCATTGACAGAAGAATCCGTTGAGGACAACCTCTACGACCGTCTGTCTGGCCGTTACACCAAAGCCTTGGCTCGTTCTATGGCCAACACCAAGCAAGTTAAAGGCGCTTCTGTGCTGAACAACGCTTTCACTGGCGGCGCTTATGCTGGCGGCGACGGCGTGGCTCTGTGCTCTACCGCTCACCCAACTGCCTTGG